ATTATGTTTAGACTTATTTGGAATAAAGATAAGAAAGAAATGTAATGACAAATGAAGATACATTATCTCAAACAATTATATCTTATATTGAAACTGTTACTCAGACACCCATCGATGATCTTGATATGCGTCAGGTTAATGATTTCATCTACGATCTCAATGATTGGATCGATTCACAAACAATACAGGATAAGGATTAAAGGTTTTGGCAGAGCCAGATTTTCTAAAAAATAAAAATCAAACATTCTACTTTAAAAATTCTGATGATGCGTTTAATTACTGGATTAATAAATTTGGTGATCGTATAGTAGAAAATAAAAAAACAGGAAGGTGTAAACTTACAGTTTTTCTTAAAAAGAAAACAGAAGTAGTTGAAAACATTAAACATTTTGATAAGGCTTTAGATATTATATCCGCTATTAAATATAATAATAAGGATCGAGAAGATGAATAATAAACAACTTAATCTTGAAGATCATGAAATAAAAATATTAAAAGAAAATGTTTACATGCTACAAGAACAATTAAATGCTGCTTACATTAAAATTAAAAACTTAACTGAGCAACTTAGTTTAAAGGTAGATAATGACTATTGGGATGGTAGTTTAACTTATAAAGAATGGGTTGCTAAATATCAACAGGACAGAGAAGCATGACAGCTATAGTATATAATTTTTCAGAAGAACTAAATAAATACTATGTTAAAGGTAAGGTGCCTTTAGAATATGTCATTAGATCAGAGATGCTTGAACTTGGATACAACCCTAACAGTAAAGAAGATGTCTTAGAGTATTGGGCAGATTGTCATGGAGATTTATCAGATGAATAAAATAGTACAAGAAAAATTAGACCTCATGAAACAAGTAAAAGGTTACTGGTCTATGGATGAGGTATGTATGGAAATGATCGAAGAGTATGGTCATGAAGCAGGTGCATCAGCTAGAAAATATATTTTAGAAGAAGTATGTAACATAGCTGATGAACAAAAATATATTGAAAGTAATATTCAAAAAGCCCGTAAACAAAAACTTAATATTAAATTGTTTGATAAAGATGTCGAACAAGTGGATAGTAAAGGAATTTAAATATGTATCGTCTTTGTCAGTGGATTGTAGGTGAGAAGAAAATTCATGAAGATGACGTTGATGAAACATCTATCAATTCTGTTTTAGATACATATGAAAGTTTGTTTAATAATATGGGATTTAATCCAGTAGTCTCAGTCAACAGCCGAACTGATCTTCCTATATTAAAAATTATAGAAAATGATTCGCTTAAAGGAACTTTGTTTTTTGAAAGGGTTTAACATGGATCAAATGAATTACAGAGAATATACAAATCAAGTAGATAGTAAACCAGTTAAAAAAGGATCATGTAATAGTTGCCCAAGCTCTGACGCTAATGTTACATTTAGTGATGGGCATCAGTTTTGTTTTAGTTGTAATGCATATACACCACCTGATAGATCAGAAACTAATCTTAAAGTCGTATCAACTACGGAGACACGATCAATGACTAATCGTGATTGGGGTTACAATGCTCTGACTGATCGTAAGATCAAACGAGAAACAGCTAACAAGTACGGTGTACGTTCTGAGATGTATGGAGATGACGTAAAATTTCACGAGTACCCTTACTACTCAGCTAACGGTTCTAAGATTGCATCTAAGATACGTGATGTATCAACTAAAAATATGTGGGCTGAAGGTGACATGAAGTCAGCTACATTGTTTGGTCAAAACCTTTTCCCTAAAGGTGGTAAGTTTATTACTGTCACTGAAGGTGAGTGTGATGCAATGGCAGCTTTTGAGTTACTTGGTTCTAAGTATCCTGTTGTATCAATTAAGACAGGCAGTGCTGGCGCATCACGGGATATTAAATCTCAACTAGAATATCTTGATAGTTACGACAACATTGTCCTATCGTTTGATGATGATGAAACAGGACGTAAAGCAGCTAAACAAGTTGCATCTCTCTTCGAGCCTAAAAAGGTTAAAGTGATGAAGATGGATGGTGAGAATGGTTTAAAGGATGCGAACGATTTCCTTAAACAAAATAAGTTTGAAGACTTTGCAAGACGTTGGTGGGCAGCTGAAGTCTATACTCCTGCAGGTATTATTAATCTAGCAGACATGGGCGATACATTGTACGATGAGACAACACAAGAGACTTGTCTATATCCGTGGGATGGTCTTAATGATAAACTTTACGGTATCCGTACTGGTGAGCTTGTAACATTTACAGCTGGTACTGGTACTGGTAAGTCAAGTATTTTACGTGAGTTAATGTATCATATCCTTCAGACTACTGACAGTAACATTGGTGTACTTGCGCTTGAAGAGAGTGTAAAGCAAACCTGCTTTCACATCATGTCAGTCCCTGCTAATGATCGTCTGTATCTTAAAGAAGTACGAGAGAAGTACGGTAAGGAAGCCCTTCAAAACTTTGAAGCTAAGACTATCGGTACTCGTAGGTTCTTTGCCTTCGATCACTTTGGTTCCATCAGTAATGATGAAATTCTACAGCGTGTCCGATACATGATCAAAGCTATGGATTGTAAATGGATTTTCTTAGATCACTTATCTATTCTAGTTAGTGGTCAAGAAAGCGGAGATGAACGTAGATCAATTGATATTCTAATGACTAAACTACGGTCACTTGTAGAGGAAACCAATTGCGCTCTGCTTCTTGTTTCACATCTACGCAGAACTTCTTCTGATAAAGGTGCAGAAGACGGTAAGGAGATTTCTTTGGGCCATCTACGTGGCTCTCAAGCCATTGCACAGCTAAGTGATGCAGTGATCGCATTGGAACGAGATCAACAAGCAGATGATCCTATCGAAGCTAATACTACACGAGTAAGAGTTCTAAAGAACCGCTATGCTGGTGATAACGGTATTGCTTGTGCCTTACAGTTCGATAAAGAAACAGGTAGGCTTACGGAAGTTGATGGACAGGTCGACATTGACTTTAATATTGAAAACGAGTATGCTGAACTCTATGGTGACGATAATAAAGCACCCTACTAAGTATATATAATAGGTAACATACTTAGTAAGGAAGTTCTTCAAACTTACTAAGTTGTTACTATTAAAAAAAGGAGTCAGCTATGAAAGTAGTTTGTGATATCGAGACTGATGCTCTTGATGCAAAAATCATACACTGCATCGTATGTAAGGATATTGACACTGGCACACGATGGTCATTCTTTAATGAATCACTAACCGATTTTAAAGAATTTGCTAAAGATGTTGATCATTGGATCGGTCATAATTTTCTAAGCTTTGATGCTCCTGTTCTCAATAGACTTATGGGAACGTCAATCAGCCCTAAACAAGTTACCGATACTTTAATACTATCTCAGATGGACAAGCCTGATCGTGAAGGCGGTCACTCTCTTAAATCATGGGGTGAGCGTATTAGAGACAATAAAATTGAATTTAAAATATTCGATTATTTTTCTCAAGAAATGTTAGATTACTGTATTCAAGATGTTGATCTTTGCCACAAAGTTTATAAACACTTAGTTAAAAAGTTATCTAATTATACTTGTAAATCAATTCGTATGGAGCATACCATTCGTTACATTGTGAATGAACAGCAATCAAACGGATTTGCTTTTAAGTTTAGTGAAGCTAATATATTTAAATCACAACTCACAGAAGCAAAGATAGAAGTTGAGCAAGAAGTTCATAAGACTATGCGTCCTATAGCTTCTTTCGTAAAAGAAGTAACGCCTGTCTACAACAAAGATGGTCGGTTATCAAAACGTAATTTAAAACTTCTTGGCGACATGCAAGAATATGTTGGTGGCCCTTTTAGTTTAATTAAGTTTGATGATTTTAATTTAGGAAGCAGACAACAAATAGCTAAACAACTTATACGTAAAGGCTGGGAGCCGACTAAGTTTACTGAAAAAGGTAGCATTATTGTAGACGAGTCTGTTCTTGAAGAAGTTCATTTACCTGAAGCTCAAATGATTTATCGGTATCTTATGTTGCAAAAAAGAATTGCACAAATTGATAATTGGTTAAAAGCTTACAACTACGATAGCGGATGTATTCACGGTAGAGTAATTACATTGGGTGCTAACACAAACAGAATGACTCACATGTCGCCTAACGTTGCTCAGACCCCTGCTAGTTATAGCCCATACGGTAAAGAGTGTAGAGAGTTGTTTACAGTTCGATCAGATGATCGTGTTCTGGTGGGATGTGATGCAAGTGGTCTTGAACTACGATGTCTTGCTCATTACATGAATGACACTCAGTTCACAAAAGAACTATTAGAAGGTG